GTGCCGTTTAAGCGAATCGCAGGGATTAAATTCAATCGCTTTGCTCTTCGGATTAAGGCCTTGATATCTTGCCGCAAGGTATCGATGAAAGCTTGACGATTGCTCAAAAACTCCATCGTTTTGCGTGCCCTTACAGCATTGATCTTCGGATATACTTGACCTAACCCGCTATCAACTAAGCAATTCGTGAAACATGATTCGCTGGCATAGGGACAAAGCTTTGCTCGGTTTGTTCTTGGGTTAAGATACAGTATGCCCGTAAGATAACCGTAAGACTCACCTAAGCTTGTCTTTGCATTGTCTTCCGTTAACAGTTTCATTGCCATATTGTTCAATCTCCTATGCCAGTAACAAAGCAATCGATATGCCAGTGCAGCGTTGCGCTGGAATGCTCAATCGCTCCAAGATGCTCCAAGCGCTCTTCCGCGTTTTGTCATATCTGTCAAATCTTTGTGTCAATGTCATGTCAGAGACAAAGAACTTGACTATGCAAGAGGCGTGCCAAAAGCAATTTCAAGCTTTGGAGCGCTCTTCCCTGCTAACTATGTGATATCCCTATGCAATATCCGTACCACATCGAACGTTATGGTATGCTTGCCGATCTCTTAAGCAATATGCATGCCATGCTAAGTCATTGATATCATTAGTGTTTGTTGTTGCATGCAAGAACCGTGCCATGCTCGGACATGCAAGATCGGTGCCAAGCATCTGGCATGGATTTTGCAAGGCGGCGGCAGCGGGGTGGCCCCGAGGGGTGGGGTGGGCAGAGGTCCATATTAGAGCCTTTTCTCATGCGTGTGGAACAAAAAGAACTTTCCTGTGCTCCTCCGCGCACTTAGCTCCTCTTTCGCCCACAGCTTTGACCAAAACTTCCATGTTTGGGGCCAATAGGGTGAGGGGGACAACATGCCAAAGCTGCGTAAGCCAGGGAGATCTAAGAAAAAAGGGGTGCCCCCGACAAAGCGAGAACAAGCCCAGATGTTGGCGTTGAAGCAATTGAATCTCGGCAACTACCAAGTGGGCGAGATCATGGGCCGCTCGCCACACACCATCAGGAAATACTGCGAGAGCCCAATGTTCACGGACCCGGCTTTCCAGAAGCTCGTGGAGGAGTACAAGAGCAAGGAGCTGATCGATCTCACAGCGATGAACATCAGCGCTCGGGCTCGCATTCACGATCTCATTCCGACAATGACACCGATTGAAGCCGTGGCCGTCATGGACAAGAGCTTCCAGCAGCGGAGACTGGTCGAAGGCAAGTCTACTGAAAATATCTTTTCGTTACGCAGGATCATTGAGGACGCTCACAGCATAAAGCCACTTACGGAGGAGAGCCATGCCATTGAAGTCTGGCAGCAGTCAGAAGACAGTCAGCAGCAACATTCGCACGGAGATGAGTCACGGCAAGCCACAGAAGCAAGCCGTAGCTATAGCGATGAGCAAGGCTGGCAAATCACGAAAGAAAAAGAAAAAGAATCTTAAAGAAATCTTCGGCTAAAACCTTACAGTAAATGTAAGGATTTTGCTTTGTCTGGAGGGACGATGTATCAGCCGGTGGAGATTGATAGACGGCATTTTAAAATAGGCACTCCTCGACACGGGCACACTGGAAAAGTAGCGGGTAAGGTTTGGGTCTCCCCCACCTACCAGAGCTGGACCTCTATGAGGGGACGCTGCAAATACCCATGCGTCAGAAGCTTCGAGCATTATGGCGGGCGTGGTATAGCGGTGTGTGAGCGGTGGCAGGTGTTTGAAAACTTCCTAGCGGATATGGGAATCCGACCAGAAGGGAAGACCCTCGACCGTATCGACTCAGACGGCAACTATGAGCCTGGGAACGTAAGGTGGGCTACTCTACAGGAACAGGCGGGAAACAAACGTGGCAAAGTCAGCCGAGTCGGATAAGATACTTGCGTGGAGTAAGGACATAGAACTATACGTTGCCGAAACCATTCCAGATTTCACCTTCACTAAACAACAGCTAATTGCGGCCAGAGCGTTCGTGGAGCTATGTTGGGCGAAGCTTGAAGTGAATGGGAATCCCAACGGAAAGCACAGCGACAAGCTGAGGCATCTCTCCCGCAAGTTCGGGATGAGCATTATGTCAGGCGTAGGCACTGGCAAGGGCGCTCTTGCCGCTGTGCTTGTGTTATGGTTTCTTACGGTGTTTCCCTACCCTAAGTGTGTGGCCGTATCTCCATCTGCGAGGCAGCTGCGGGACAACCTTTGGTCCGAATTAGCCAAGTGGCATCAGAAGAGCAAGATTAAGGATTTCTTTGTTTGGCAGAGCGACAAGTTCTTTCTGAAGGAGTGCGATGGACAACAGTGGTTTATCTCGGCCCGTACCGCTAATCCCCGTAACAGCGCTGATGAACAAGCTGAAACTCTTGCGGGTATTCATGAGGATTTTGTTCTTATCGTCGGAGACGAGGCCACTGGTGTACCAGACCCCGTTTTTCGGCCTCTCGAAGCCACTCTCACACGTAAATGCAACCTCTGCTTATTGACCTTCAACCCTACAAAGGGCAAAGGCTTCGCGTATGACACACAATTCAAGGAGCGCGACCAGTGGGTGACGTTCCGGTGGAACTCGGAGGAGTCGGAACTTGTCACAAGAGAAAGTATCGAGCGGCTTGAACGAAAGTATGGCAGAGAGTCAAACTCATTTCGCATTCGTGTCTTGGGATTGCCTCCCCTGTCTGGAGAAAATGAGGTTATCCCTTGGGATTGGATCGAAGAAGCAGTTGATCGAGACTTGGAGCCCCTCTCGGACGATAAGCTCATTTACAGTCTCGATGTCGGAGCCGGGGGTGACGACTCGATACTCCTGAAAAAGCTTGGCCCCCGCGTGTTGAGCCTCGAAGCAAAAGGCTACAACGAGAGCACGAAGGTGGTTGATTGGGCTGTGCGAGAAGCATTGGCTCAGCCGCCCACAGTGTTCTTTGGCGATCCTATCGGATGGGGATGGGGCGTCATGGGCGAGATCGAGCGCCGCGTAAAGCACATGGATATCGACGTGGTGCAGGTGAACGTCAGCGAGCATGCCTATCAGCCTGACCGCTTTCATCGGCTCCGCGACGAGCTGTGGTGGACCCTGCGCGAAGAGTTCGAGCGCGGCCATCTCTGCATTCCCGACGATCCGATCCTCAAAGGTGATTTGAACGCTCCTCACTACGACGATAGCACGGGCATCATCAAGGTGGAGAGCAAGGCCGACCTAAAGCGGCGCGGCGTAGAGAGCCCCAACAGGGCAGACGCGCTGATGATGACCATGCGGTATGGTGCCAGCGAAATTAGACGCCGGCCTCCCCCGCGTGACAAGGCCAAGAAGCGCAGCTCTGAGAGCTGGCGCACAGCTTAACGAAAGGAATCTCCGTGGCCCAAGCAACCAATTCTCCGACATACGAAGACGATGCCCGCGAGAAGGGCCATGAAGAGGAAGACGAGAGCTACAAAGAGTTCAGTGCTGAATCAGATCTCCCTCCCGATGAAAAGGCCAAGCTTGTAGACAAGCTGGACAAGATGTTCTTGTACGCGCTGGACAATCCATCCTGGAAGCGCGGGCGAGACAAGATGATCGAGTGCTTCAAGTATCGAGAGGGAGAACAGTGGACGGAAGCCGAGAAGAAAATTCTCGCAGAGCGCCATCAGCCTGACACGGTGAACAACCAGATCAGCGTGGTGGTGAACAGGCTGGTCGGAGACTTGGTGAACCAGCGCTTCCGTGTGGGCTTTGTGGGGCTCAACCAGGAGCCTGATGAAGCCATTGCCAACATCCTCTCTGACATATTCCGCCATATTCGCCAAAGCAACGATCTCGAATTCGAAGAGCGCGATATGGCAGAGGACGGCTTCACCTCCGGGATGGGCTGTCTTGACGTGAGCATCGCTTTCGATGACATGGATCAGCCCCAGATCAAGGTGCGAAACGAAGATCCGCTAATCGTGTTCCCAGATCCCGATAGCCGGCGCTACGATTGGAACGAGGATGCTCGTTTCATTGCGCGGGCTAGGTGGTGGAGCATCGCGGAAGCGTGCGAAGTTTATCCGCAGGCCGAAGCCGATATCAAGGGAGCGGGCGGACTGTCGCCTTTCGACTCCAGCTCCGGGCAGCTTGCCAACGTGGATCACTTCAAGGGCGAGCGCTATGTCGACAAGGACAACGAGCGCATCCGAATCATCGAAGTGCAATACAAGAGACAGGAGCGCGAACGCCTCTTGCTCCTCGCCAACGGCACATCCGTCCCCCTGAAAGATGACGGGAAGGTCAAGGAGATCTTCAAGCAGGCCAAAGAGCAGGGCATTCAAGCCA